GAAAGATTGACTGTCTCAATGTTGAAAAAGGGTATTTCGTGGATATTAAGACCACAAAATCCGACATTGACAGCATGGTCTGGGTTCAGGAAGAAGCAAGTGGGAAAAATATTCAGGTTCGCTGGTTTGAAGCTTGGGGCTACGTCTTGCAGATGGCAGCTTACAAGAAAATGCTGGAAGAGCAATACGGCCGTGAATTCACACCGATCATTTATGCGGTGACGAAAGAGCCGACTCCTGACACCCGAGCGATTGTCTTTCAAACCCAAGAGAAACTTGGATATGAGCTGACTGAACTATCTATGCTCATCCAGCATTTGGACAAGGTCAAGCGAGGTGAAGAGAAAGCGAAGCCATGCGGTCACTGTGAATACTGCAAAACAAAAGCTTTGAGCCAGCGCGTTGAGGTGATTTGATGACTGATCCCGAAATTATGAGAGTCGATAGAGAAACATACAAGCTAGGCAAGCGAGCACCCCACTTTTGGTCTAGTAATAAAGAGTTGAAATTCTATGAGATTAGGTGCAATTGGGGCATCGATAGACAGACACAGGCTTTCTATCATGTTTTGGCATATAGTCGCACCCAAGCCGAAGAAATGGCTGTGAAAGAATATGCAAGAACCCATCATATTACCGAAAAATGGGTAGTAATCTTTTAGAAAAAGGAGGAAAGAAAATGATTGATTTTATTAAAGATGCTGGCATGACGCTGGTTTGGCTTTTGCTGGGCTATTTTATAGGCGAAAGCAACGCCAGAAAAGATAAAAAATAACCAAAAACCAACGTGCCGTGAACCACGATAAAAGCGAACTAGAAAACGTCAATAAAGGTCGTGTGACCTTGGACGAGCGACTGCCCGTATTTAGCCAATTCTCACACAAAGGCAGTCGCGTTTTTTTGAAATGATATGACTGAAATCAAAGAAAAAGCTCTGGCCAAAATGCTGGAGGAAATGAAGGAAGACCATGGACCAGCTGAGGACGCTATCCACAATTGGATTTGTGATCAAGAAGATGAAAAACTCTTTGAAGGAGTTTTGGCTGATAAGAAATCTATCAAAGAAGCCTTGAAATATTGTGCCAGCAAAGCTAAAAGCTATAAGTCAGGATCTTGTGCGATGGTAGATGACTCTACTGTGTTTGGCTGGGTCTATAAGTATTTTACTGGCAAAACTAAAAAATTCGAAGCTGTTCAAGCCACTGTTACGGTCGGCCAACAACCCGAGAAACCGAAACCTAAAAAGGTTAAAAAACCGAAAGCGGTGATTGATGGACAGCTGGATTTATTCGGAGAATTAGCATGACAAAAAATCAAAAAATAATCGATGGGCGTTTGAAACCACCGAAAAAATTCTTTGACTGGTGCTATTCGCAGATCCCGACCATCAAGTGGTCTAATAAGTCTCAGACTATTCAAAGCGATCGTGCAGGCTGCAGGGTCATCGAAAAACGGCTGACAAAGTCGAGCAGATTAGACTTTTACGATAAATTTCACAGTTTCGCAATTGTGCTTGTGACGAGCAAACGAATTGAAATCCAATCTTACGGCTTCTGGTCGCGATATATAAACGGAAAGCAATCTATCGGAATGCGGCTGACAAACTTTGAGCAGATGAGAGACAATCAAGTCATACAACTGACCGAAAGGTACGGAACATACGCTCCAGGTCTGACTCCTAATTTCTCAGGCCAAGGAGCATATTCGGGGACAGTATTCTTTGAAAATAATTGGGAGAAAAAGATTCGGGAGCTTTCTGAATTGAAGTATCTAGAATTTCCTTCCGGATTACGCTACCACCATTTGCCGCACATGTATAAATACCGCTCCGAAATCGAGTTCCTGCAGAAAATAAATGCCTGGAGAATGGCCACGGATCTTGCTTATGATGTTACTGAATATGATGGATGGCATGTGAGAAAAGCGGTTGACTGCCGTGTCATAACAAAGAAATGGCTTCATGAAAATAAGCGATTTTTTAAAAATACTGATAGGTCCTTTAGAGACTATGAATTGGAGCGTCGCATCAAATCGCGAGGTGGCACGCTTGTTCCTGGTATTGAAAAAGCCCTGACTTATCAAGACATCAACAAAATTCCGAAAGCTGCCAAAATGAACAGATTTCAGAATTGGTTTTTAAAAAATAAAATCAATTTTGACTACTACGTAGACTATATCGGCATGCTGAACGAGCTCGATATTCCTATTGATACCGACAATCTCATTATGCCGAAAGATTTGGTCAAAGCACATGATAATGCGGTTAAGCTGCTCATTCAGCACAAGAGCGAGATTGAACAGCGCAAGTTTGAGAAGCGTCTGAAAAGTTTGGCTCGCTACGAGCGAGTTATCGGAAACTTTCATTTCAGAGCGCCAATCACCTCAGGGGAGTTGATTCAGGAAGGAAAAGCGTTGTCTCATTGCGTCGGAAGTGCTAGATACACCAAAGACCATGCATCAGGCAAGACAACGATTATTTTTATCAGGAAAAAATCAGAACCAGAGAAGTCTTTTTATACAATGGAATACCAATCTGGTCGGATCATCCAAATCAGGGGGAAGCATAATCAGTCAGCTCCTGAAGAAATCTGGCAAGCTGCAGACAAATGGCTGTTAGAAATCAACAAAAATACAAAACATGCATAAAGGAGAAAAACAAATGCAAAATAAAATCGACATACCAGGCACAACCATCAGCCTTGAAATCATAGATAAGATTATCACAGTAACAAATAAGATTAAGTATGATATCCAGATGCAATTCAAGAATCAGGATGCTGAACCGTCCCTTGATGAGAGCGGGGACATCTTTGAGCCGCTTTATTGGTTAGATGTGAAGGCGATCCCAAAAGAACCGACAGAATACCATTCGAGTCTAGGCGTCAAAGCCGAAAAACGAAACTTGACTGAACTTCAGAAATTCTTTGAATTTATCGAAAACAACAAGTAAAACCTCTTTGACTTATGCGGTTTTAGAGGAGAACTTGAATGAAATTAGTCCTGAACATCGAACCGAAGCCACAATCACGCCCAAGATTTGCTAGACGTGGCAACTTTACCACAACTTACGAAGACAAAGGGATGAAAGCCTGGAGAAACCAGTGTAGGTTACTCATTGCTAACCTCTACATGGGTCAGCCTATTCTTGAGGGAGCTCTGAGGGCAAAGGTGAGATTTTATATTAAGCCCCCTCAGTACATCTCCAAGGTTAAAAAGAACCAGCAAGCGCTCCTAGATGAGGTCATCCCTGTAGGCAAAAAGCCTGATGTGGATAACTACGAAAAGGCACTTTATGACAGCATGTCAGGGCTAGTCTTCCAAGATGACGGACAGATAGCTTTGCATGATGTCGGTAAATTCTACAGCCTCAACCCAAGAATTGAGGTGGAGATGGAGGTCATGGAATGTACGAATTAAGAGACAAGTTAGTTATTGCGGCTCTAGTTATGTTTGTCTTTGTCACTGGTGTTATATTTGGCAACGTGGTACCGCTAAACCCACCGCCCAAGAAACAACCTATCATCATCCACAAAGCGGACAATGCCGGCGCAGAAATGCACGGCAGAATCACGGACAAGGAAATCATAGAGGGTCGCTACACGGTCACAGCAGGGGCTTACGGCAAGTTTCTTGTGACCAAGGAGCAGTACGACAGTTTGAGTGTAGGGGATGAAATCCCTGATTATTTGAGAGGAGGCGGAAACTGATGCTAAAAATAAGAGTATTTGTGAAAGAGCTGTCCAAGATGTTTTGGCCTGAAGATATTGTCTATATAGACTACAGAGATAAAACCGTAACAGTTAGAGGTTGCCAACATTCAGACTGTGACACTTGTCATGATGAGTATGACTGGGAACAATGCGAAATCATGCGTTTTACAGACATTTCGGATAATTCAGAGCCAAGAAAAGAAATCTTTGAGGGCGACATTGTGAAAACCACTAGATTTTTTGGAAGAGCTGATGAAGTAGGTGGTTTCTATGAGTATGATAAGGAAATAATAGGGGTTGTTAAGCAACTTGAAGGAGCTTGGGTAATTGATACAGGCAGTGAAGCAGTAAATTTATGGACTGAAATTGAAGAAAATGAAGTTATCGGCAACATCTACGAAAATCAGATATTTGAAGAAAAGAGGTAATTAAGATGACCAGAACTATTGAAATCCCAGATTGGTGCTCCATGTGGGGCAGTAAAGATGAGCGTTATGGCTCACTAGAAGAACTGAAAGAGTTGTTACTCTATAAGCGTATTGTGAAGTGGGACAAGGACCACCTGGAACTTGAGGACGGGACAAAGGTCACTATTGAAATGTCAGAAAGTGATTGCTGTGCCTCAGCAGGTGGAGAGTTCAAGAATGTCACACTAGACGCAGTCATTACTGATGTAAAAATCGGAGAACCCACAAAATTCGACAATGGCGACGGGACCACTTGTGAGAATACGGTCACTATTTACCACAATCAAAATCCAATAGCTTTGGCAGAATGTGAGGCTGATGATGGCAATGGTGGCTATTACTACAGTGTAGGGTCGCTAGTTGTTGGTAAAATCCACTTTCCAGTAGTAGAGGCGTAGGAGGAAGTTATTATGACAGAAACTCAAGAGCCTTGCTTGGCAAAAATAGGTAAATATTGGGAAAGAGCCGATTTTATTGGAGTATTTCAATATTCTTATACTCATGGAGATAGCCCGTTGGTTGGTGGTTATAAAGCTGGACAGGTTTCATATCCAATTGCAGTTGTTCGTTTTGGTGGTAAATTGTATCAGTTAAAACTTGATGAAATTGACTTTTGTGAGGTAAAAAATGAAACCTAAAAAATATCCGTATTCAGGAAGACAAAGACTTGTCAGGAAAGAAATGCCAAGAATTATCGTGCTGAGTTATGTAGCTTTCGATAGTGGATTGGTTGACCGCATTGACACAATGGTTCAAACTGGAATAAGTGAAACTCTAATTACTTTCAAAATCCCTAGGTTCTTCTCATACGAAGAAAAACAAATCAGAGTGCCGTTACCGCTAGTTGAAGTTGTAAAAATCCTTAATCAGTACTAAAAAAAGCCAAGACATCTCTGCCTCAGCTAAAACAACAATAAGATTATTATATCATAAAAAGGAGACAGAGAGTGAACAAGGCTAAAGAGTTACTTGATGAACTACAGAATTTGGATGAAGAAATACAGGATCGAATAGACGAGCTTGCTAATCTTGAAGCTAGTTTACTTTCTAGTCCCAAAATGAACATGGATAAGGTTCAAGGTGGTCAGAGGGTTCGATTAGATGAACGTTACATCGATATTTTTAGTATGCAAGATTCCTTGAAAGAGTACATGAAGCAAGCAACTGCTGAAGCTATCCAGCGCAGAATTGAGCTCAGTAAATTGATTGATAAAATGCCTAAACCTGCAAGTCGAACAATTTTAAGGATGGTGTATATTCAGAAAGCAAGCGTGTATGATATGATGGATCATCTTGATTGTAGCAAGACAACTTTTTACAAAAAAAAGAAAGATGCAATCCGTGAATTAGGTGTTGTAGTTGATAAAAGTGAACTAATGTGAACTAATGTGAACTAATGTGAACTAATGTGAACTAATGTGAACTAGGTTGAAGCGCACTGGTCTAACAATCGTGCTATTATAGTATCATCAAGAATTAAGGGTAAGGCAGTAAGTCTTCCCTTGATATGGAGAGTTGGCAGAGTCAGGTTGAATGCGCCCGTTTGCTAGACGGGTGGCTGCCTATGTGCGGTCCGTGGGTTCAAATCCCACACTCTCCTTTAGGGCTTAGCCTAGATAATCTGTGGCAACTCAGGAAAAGGATGCTTTTAAATCTATCAAACATCCTGCCAGCAATGGTCAATCTAAGCAATTTAATCTTAACTATTTCAGTTTTGGAATAGGTAGGCGAAGTTAAAGCAGGAAGATTCCAACGGCAAGGTGCTGAGGAAATGCAAATGTGGCAGTTTGGCTGTGAGACGAGTCTATAAGAGGAATAAGGTATTCGGTTTGAGGTGCAACAAGAGCTTAATACCATATCTTACAAAAATTGGGTGCCTCCCAAAAGTATGTAAGATGAGTCGATTGTCCGCAAAACAATTGATAATAAGCAGGCGCTGTGCATTTTGTTCTTCAAAAGAGAATGAAACACATGGCGATGCGTGTCTGTGATAGATGAAAGATGATTTTTATATTTTAAGGCTATTCAAGATAGAAAAACTCAAAAAAAGCAAAAGTCATCGCCCGTCGTAAACGAAAGTGTACTTCGGCAATTAGATTGCCTGCTCAAGTCTCGCAAGGATGAGAGTAAAGTCAAAGAGTAAAGCAGCTTAGACTTTTAGCGGGGTCTTCGTTAATTGAAAAATGGCTTAGTAGTTTGCGATGTAAGAAGTGATTGGTCTAACCAATCGTGCATGAGTGATACAAGTAGGAATATTTGTGGACAAGATAATAAACTATAAGTTATCAAAAGTCACTCGTTTAAAGCAGTAGTCTCATGCTGGTTAATGGATATATGGTAGACGGATGATGTCACAGGTTCGAATCCTGTCGTTCCAATTGCGATTTTAATTCGCAGAGAGAGGTCTCAGAATTGGTAGATGGTTACCTGTAATGTCAGGGGGCTGTAATGGCCTTGGAGGTTCGAGCCCTCCCCTCTCATTTTTCGGAAACATAAGGTTTGACTCCTCCATCTCGTTGAAAATCCTAGGTTTGAGATGGTTTGGTCGCAGGTTCAAATCCTGCTGTTTCCATTTCACAGAATCAGCTGTGAAAAGCAAAGTCAAAGGACTATATAACCCGAAAGGCACATATCTTTATGATGTGTGTTTTTTGGTTTCGGAGGAAAAATTGAAAATCATTGACAAGCCTTTAAGTTGGTTAACTCCTTACAAGAACAATCCCAGAAACAATGAAAAAGCGGTAGAACCTGTTGCTAATTCGATCAGAGAGTTTGGCTTCAAAGTTCCAATTATAGCAACCAAAGACGGAGAAATTATAAACGGGCATACAAGGCACAAGGCCGCAAAATTTCTAGGACTTGAAACAGTACCAGTCATTATTGCTGATGACCTTTCTGAAGAACAAATAAAAGCATTTAGGCTTGCTGATAACAAAGTAGGCGAAATCGCAGAATGGGATACTGAGCTGCTCTATGCCGAACTTGAAAGTGTAGAAGGTTTGGATATGACTATGTTTGGGTTTGAGGATATTGATTACTCTTTGGATGACTTTGAAGAGTCTGAGGATCCTGAAGAAGCCAGAGAATTTTCTCAAGAGGAAGAAACAGGCATTGAACGCGGAGATATCTTCCGTTTAGGGCGTCATCGTTTAATGTGTGGCGATAGTACATCGGTGGAGGACATGGCTCGGCTGATCGATGGAGAAACGATTGACCTATATGTGACTGACCCGCCATACAATGTAGCTTACCAGGGCGGAACCGATGAAGCCATGACAATCATGAATGACAGCATGGACGATGTCAGCTTCAGGCAATTTTTAAGAGACGCATTCGCAGTCGCAAACAACCATTTGAAACCAGGAGGGGCATTCTATATCTGGCATGCAGATTCGGAAGGATTGAATTTTAGAGCAGCAGTCAAAGAGACAGGTTGGCTCTTAAAACAATCAATCATTTGGGTAAAGAATGCCATTGTGTTAGGTCGTCAAGATTACCAATGGAAGCATGAACCTTGCTTATATGGCTAGAAAGACGGAGCGAGCCACTATTTCGTAGATAATCGCTCGCTAGCTACGGTTATTGAAGAGGACGAAGAAAACCTAAAAGACATGTCTAAGAGCGAGTTAATCTCTTATATCAAGACCATGCAGGATACAACTCCGACAACAATTTTCTACGAAGATAAGCCGGTTAGAAACGACATCCACCCAACCATGAAACCTCTGAAGTTGATCGCTAGATGTGTTTTAAACTCTAGCAAGAAGGGCGACAGAGTCCTTGATAGTTTTAACGGTGGTGGTTCTACTCTCATGGTATGTGAAAAGTCTGAACGTATTTATTACGGAATGGAACTTGACCCGGTTTATGTCGCAAGGACAATCAGACGCTGGGAAGAAGAGACGGGGCTTACCGCTGAGAAAGTGAGTTGATTTTTTAAAAAGTAAGGAAGTGAGGCGATGGCAAATGAGCAAAATTTGATAAAAAATTCAGAACGAACTCCGAGCGAACGCCGAGAAAACGCAAAAAAAGCAGGAGAAGCTTCTGGCAAAGCTCGAAGAAAAAAAGCGAACTTGAAAAAGGCTTTTGAAACGATTCTACAAGCCGAGGTTGCAAGTCCAAACGTGAAGAAACAGCTTGAAGAGTTGGGGTTTGACTCAACTAACGAGATGGCTCTAGCTATGGTTATGATGCAAAAGGCTATGAAGGGCAATGTCCGAGCTTTTGAACAGATTAGTAAGTTGACAACGACAGATGCTAAGGACACTCTCGATAAGAAAGAACAAAGAGAACGCATTAAGCGTATTGAGCTGGATAACAAGAAACGAGAGCAAGAGCTTTCAGGATCTAAGTCTGACACTGGTCTTATGGAATCTTTGCTTGAAGTTGTCAAAGGCGGTGACGAAGTTGAAGATTAAGTTTTCGAGAAAACAAGCTGACATCATTCGCAGGCCTTTTAATTATGAGTTGGAAGTCAACGAGGGCACCCCTCGAAGTGGTAAGACAACCGCTGGTCATTTTCGCTATGCCAGGTACTTGATTGAGTCGCCAGATGAAAATCATCTTATAGCTGCATACAACCAAGAGCAAGCTTACCGCCTATTTATCGACGGTGACGGTACAGGTCTAATGCATATCTTTAACAGCAACTGCAAAATCAAGCACGATGAGCACGGGGACCACCTCTTAATCGATACCCCGAACGGTGCTAAGCGCGTCTACTACAAAGGGGGCGGTAAGGCCAATAGTGTAGGTGCTATCACTGGTATGTCTTTAGGTTCAGTAGTCTTTTGCGAAATCAACCTGCTGAATATGGATTTTATTCAGGAAGCATTCAGACGAACGTGGGCTGCCAAGCTCAGATATCATCTGGCCGACCTAAACCCGCCAGCTCCGCAACATCCAGTGATTAAGGACGTATTCGATGTTCAAAACACACGCTGGACACATTGGACTATGGATGACAACCCGATTCTGTCTGAAGAACGTAAACAGTCTATTATTCAAGCTACGAAAAAGAACCCTTATCTCTACAAGCGGGATGTACTTGGCCAACGTGTCATGCCACAGGGCGTTATTTACGGCCTATTTGACCTTGAAAAGAACATCCGAGACAGTTTGGTAGGCGAACCTATGGAAATGTATTTTAATGGCGATGGTGGGCAATCTGACGCCACTTCGATGTCTTGTAATATCGTTACTAGGCACAGAGAGGATGGCAAAACCTTTTTCAGACTTAACCGTGTAGCTCATTACTACCATAGCGGAGCTGAAACTGGCCAAGTCAAGGCTATGTCTACCTACGCTGTTGAGCTTCGAGCGTTCATCCAGTGGTGTGTAAGCAAGTATCAAATGCGCTATACCGATGTGTGGATTGACCCAGCGTGTAGATCCTTACGAGAGGAATTGCATAAGCTAGGTATCCGGACAAGAGGAGCCTTGAACAACGCCCATGATGTTAGCAGCAAAGCGAAAGGCATTGAGGTAGGGATTGAGCGTGGCCAGAATATCATCTCGTCTGGTCAATTTTTACTTGTCAATCACTCTGAAGAAGAATATGATCATTATCACTTTTTGAAAGAAATTGGTCTTTACAGCCGAGACGACAACGGACGGCCGATTGATAAAGATAACCACGCAATGGACGAATTTAGATATAGTGTGAACGTATTCTATAAGCGTTACGCTAATTTTTAGCAGCAAGGAGCCAATAAATGGGCATTATTCAATTTGTCAAAAATCTATTTAAGAGAGGACAGTATGCAATGACTACAGAAAGTCTCGCAAGTATCACAGACCATCCTAAAATCGCAGTGACAAGCGCAGAGTATCATCGAATCAATGAGAACCTAAGATACTACCAGAGCAAGATTGCAAAGGTAACATACACGAATACGGACGGCATCAAGAAACAAAGAGAAGCGACTCATTTGCCAATCGCTCGAACCGCTGCTAAGAAGATTGCTAGTCTAGTCTTTAATGAGCAGGCTACAATTAAGCTGGACGACGAGCAAGCAGACGCATTCATCCAAGAGACCTTAAAGAATGACCGCTTTAACAAGAATTTTGAACGCTATCTTGAGAGCTGTCTGGCATTAGGTGGTCTTGCTATGAGGCCTTATGTGGATAACGGACGAGTGCGAGTGTCATTCATTCAAGCGCCTGTCTTCTTGCCGCTCCAGTCTAATACGCAGGACGTTTCAAGCGCTGCTATCGTGACTAAGACGATTAAGGCTGCAGGCCAGAAGAACATCTACTACACCTTGATTGAGTTTCACGAGTGGTCGAAAGATGGAAAGTACATCATTTCAAACGAGCTATACAGGTCTGAAAGCTCTGAACAAGTCGGCGGGCGTGTGCCGTTAGCTGAAGTCTATGAGGATTTAGAAGAGCAAGTTGAACTTGACGGTCTGACAAGGCCGCTTTTTTCGTATCTAAAACCTCCTGGAATGAACAACAAGGACATTAACAGTCCTTTGGGCTTGTCTATCTTTGACAATGCCAAGAGCACGATCGATTTTATCAATACTACTTACGACGAGTTCAAGTGGGAAGTCAAGATGGGCCAACGTCGAGTGGCCGTTCCCGAAAATCTGACAGAAACTAGAATGGTCTCTGATAATGGTGACATTAACATCGTCAAGCGCTTTGACGCCGAGCAGAATGTCTACTTGCGCTTATCAAATAGCGATATGGACGGCGGAAGTATCACAGACCTCACGACAGCAATCAGGGCAGACGACTACATCAAGACTATCAACGAGGGGCTGAGTCTCTTTGAGATGCTTCTAGGTGTGTCTGCCGGGATGTTTACGTTCGACGGCCAGAGCTTGAAGACCGCGACAGAGGTAGTCTCTGAAAACTCGGACACTTATCAAATGAGAAACAGTATTGTTAGTCTGGTTGAGCAGTCTTTGAAAGAGTTGATTATCTCAATCTGCGAGATTGGTAGTCTGTATGGATTGTATAGCGGTCCAATTCCACAAATGGAGAAGATTGCAATCAATCTTGATGACGGAGTATTCACTGACAAGAACAATGAGCTCGATTATTGGACCAAGGCTTTGGTCAGCGGCATTGTCAGCAAGGCTCACGCTATCCAGAAAGCTTTCAACATGTCAGAGGCTGACGCTAAGAAGATGATTCAAGCAATCAATCAGGAAACGATGGACACGGCCAATAGTCAGCGAAGCCGACAAGACATTGATATTTACGGAGAGTGATTAAATGAACCTATTTGTAAAGATTTTCTCGTTAGCTCCAAACCCTGCCAAGCTCTTTATGGAAAAGTCAGGAACATTGCTAGAGAGGATGTTAAATGAAAGGGAACAAAAGACCACCAATCCAGTTCAATGACGAGCAACTATTACTTCAAGCGAGCAATGTCGCGGATATTTATCATCAGTTAGCCTTGGACTTGTTTGACAACGTGGTCGAACGTGTGACAGAACGTGGCACGGTCTATCTTGATAAACAACCGTACATCTGGCAACTCGAGAAGATGCAACAGATGCACATGCTGAACGAGGAAAATCTGAAGCTAATCTCTGAATATTCTGGAGTTGCTGAAGAACAGTTGCGCTACATTGTCGAAAACGAGGGTTTGAAGCTCTACACAGACACCAAACAGCAACTTTTGGAAGATTTAGGCAGAGGATCTGCAGGAAATAGCAATTACATTCAAGAAATTCTTGCTGATTATGCCAGTCAAGCTGTCGGAGACATCCACAACCTAATCAATACGACGCTTCCTAAGGCTGTTTTGGGAACTTATCAAGGAATTGTGGAACAGTCTGTCGCTAGAGTGGTTACTGGCCTTTCTACAGCTGATAAAGCTATCTCTGATACGGTCATGAAGTGGCAAGAGAAAGGCTTTCAAGGTTTCAAGGACAGCGCTGGGCGTAACTGGAAGATAGATAATTACGCCCGGATGGTTATCAAGACGACAACCTATCGAACTTTTCGAGAAATGCGAACTAGACCAGCTGAAGAGCTGGGCATTGATACTTTTTACTACTCTAAGAAAAGCTCTGCCCGTGAAATGTGCGCTCCTTTGCAACATCAGATAGTAACCTACGGACCAGCTCGAACTGAAAAGGGCGAGCGTATTCTGTCTTTGGAAGATTACGGATACGGAAATCCCGGCGGCTGCCTTGGCATTCATTGTGGCCACATGCTGACGCCTTTCATTCCAGGAGCAAACTACAAGCCTGATTTGGGCGAGGACGTGGCAGAGATAACGCCAGAGCAAGCAATCGAAAACGCCAACGCAGAGGCTAAGCAGAGGGCTCTAGAACGGTCTATCAGAGCAAATAAAGAAAAGCTCCACGTCGCTGAGAAGTTGGGCGATAAAGAGCTGATGGATAAGTACAAGAGCAAGATAGGCACCCAAAACGCTGCCTTGAAAGACTACATCGATAAGCACCCGTTCCTGAAACGGGATGAGGCTAGAGAAAGACTCTTCAAGAAAAACGAAAAACCAGCAAGCGTCGAACTTGCTGGTAATAAGTCTTATGTTTCTGTAAAGGATAAATGGCTGTCAAATGCAGATCCTAGCAAGGCTAAGGTCACAGAAATGAATTTCTGGGAACATAACGACCGGAAATATCAAGTTGACGGAAAGCGAGTAGTGCTGGATTATTCTCGAAAAGAGAAAGAAGTGGGAGAATGGCTGTCTAAAACGTTTGGGAAACACGTCAAAATGGCGCCACGAGTCAACTTCCCAGAAAAAATACCGACTCCAGACTATTTAGTTGATGGTTTGAAATTTGATCTGAAAGAGATAACTGGTTCAGGAAAGAGCGTTGTAGATGGAAATTTAAGAAAGACGAAACAACAATCCGAAAACATTGTATTTGATGTGACGAGAACAAAATTATCCAACGATGAAATACTCTCTCAGCTTGAAAAAGTATACCGCCTAAACCGTCGCGGATTGGGAATCGCAATTATAAAAGACGGTGAAGAATTGATAGACATTTTAAAATCGAATAAAAAATAAAGGTGACCCACCGCCTCCACAGCAAGCTGCTTCATGGGCGTTAGACCACCTTTACCTTAACTTAATTATAACTCACAATGCGTTTTTTTTCAAATAATAAAGGAGAACAAATGAAATACAGAAAGAAACCAGTAGTGGTCGAGGCTGTGCAGTGGAACGGCAATAACCATAAAGAGGTAATTGACTTTGCAGAAAATAAGATTTGGTTTGATGCACTTGGGAATATGTGGATTGCTACACTTGAAGGTGATATGGTAGCTAAAAAAGGGGATTATATTATCAAAGGCGTGCAAGGAGAATATTATCCATGCAAGCCAGATATTTTTGCGGAGACATACGAAGAACTGGAGTATCTGAATATTTTAGATACTATTTAGGGCGTGGTCCAACATCTTGACTAGCAGGAATGAACTGCCATAAGTTACTGTAAATCACTATAAACCGTTTCGAATTCGAGGCGGTTTTTTTGCTTGACTTTATCCGCAGTCGGTAAAGAACGGAAGATAATACCTAATTCTAGGAGGAATTCAAGAATGGCAGAAGACATTCAAACACAAACTGACCAGCCAGTAAATGCTGGAGAAAACACTGAGTCACAAACTCAAGAGCAGCCTGTCAAGACTTTCACCCAAGATGAGGTGACCGGCCTTGTCGCTAAAGAAGCCAAGAAAGCACAAGAGAAAATCTTCAAAGACCTAGGGTTTGAAAATTTCAAGAGTGCCAAGGAAGGGCTTCAACAGCTCAAAGAGTGGAAGGATTCACAAAAGAGCGAGGCCGAGAAACAGTCTGAGGCGCTTGCTACTAAAGAGAAAGAACTGGAGCAGGCTTTGTCAGAGAAGAAAAATATGGAAGCTAAGTTGTCAGCTCTGACTTTGGGAGTAAATGCCGATTCTGTGGATGACGTCATCACTCTATCTGCGCGCTTGGTATCCGATGAGGTGTCTATTGAGGATGCTATCGGTCAAGTGTTGCAGAAATATCCTCAGTTTGGTCGTAAAGAGCAACCTGAGGATAAGAAACCACGTTTTTCTGCCGGGGGAAATCCTGACGTAGCTAATCAAGGAGAAATCACAAAGGCAGAATTTGCTAAAATGGGCGTTCGTAGTCGCAATGAGCTATTTGAACGAGACCCAGAACTTTACAACAAATTGAGAGGATAATTTTTATGGCACAAGGAACAACAACAACAGCACAAGTAATCAACCCACAAGTAATGGCTGATATGGTTTCAGCTAAACTTCCTAAATTGATTAAATTCACTCCACTTGCTTATATTGAGCGCACACTAGTAGGTATTCCAGGCGACACACTAACCGTGGCTAAATGGACCTACTCTGGGGACGCCACTGAAATTACAGAAGGGCAATCAATCCCAGTAGATCAGCTTGGAACAAGCAAGACAACAATGACCATCAAACAAGCTGGTAAAGCAGTAGAAATCACTGACAAAGCTGCGCTAGTTGCCCATGGTGATATTTATAGCGAAGCGGCACGTCAAATCGCTTTAGCTATCGCCAACAAAGTTGACAACGACTTGGTGGTGGTTGCTAAAACTGCAACTCAGAACATCGCTGAAGCCCCAATCACGGTAGATAGCATTGACAAAGCTTTGCAAATCTTCGAAGATGAAGAAGATGCGAAATATGTAGCGTTGGTAAATCCAAAAGATGCGATCAAACTTCGGGCAGACGCTGGTAAGAATTGGCTTCGTGGGTCTGAACTTGGAGCAGACATTATCGTAAGTGGTACTTTTGGAGAAATTTCAGGCGTTCAAGTAGTGCGCTCTAAGAAAGTTGAAGAGGGAAAAGGATTCTTGGTTAAAATCTCTCCTGATACAACTGATGAAGAAGATGATGCGAAATATGGAGCATTCGTGATCAACTTGAAGCGTGATGTTATGGTTGAGAACGACCGTGATATTTTGAAAAAGACTACTGTGTATTCTGGTGACGAATACTACGGTGTATACCTTTACGACGACACTAAGGTCGTTAAATTCGGAGGTGCATAATGGGGATGCTAATGCGTCGCCACTACTCTGAAACTACCGAAGTTGAAGAGGTAGCAAAGGAAGAAGTGGCTGAAACTACCGAAGTTGAAGAGGTAGCAGAAAAAACACTCAACGAATTAACATTGGCAGAGTTGAAAGCTCTTCTTGAAGAGCGCTCTATCCCGCTTCCAGAGGGGAAAGTTACTAAAAAGGATCTTGCGGCCCTTTTAGAAAAAGGCAATGAGGAGGAATAAACTAAATGGCACAATTTAAAGCTAAAGCAAATTTCTACATGGCTCAATCCGACCGTCATTTTGACGAAGGAGAGGTCTACGATTTGCAAGTAAGCGAAGCGGACAAAATCAACAAAATGTATAAGGCTGCGTTCGACGAAGATGGCTTAGAGCGCATCGAAGAAGAAGCTAAGAATGCGAAGGCGGCCGATACCGCCTCATAAGGAGGTGAGTAGATGACCTACTTAACAAAAGATGAGTACGAAGAGCTTGGTTTTGACGTGGATGGCGATTTTGACAAATTGCTGAAGCGTGCAGAACTCGCTATCAATGCGTATATTCGGGATTTCTATTCTCGCAATAGCTTTGAAAACGACCATGACGCTAGGAAAAAGGCTGTCAAATTTGCTACAGCTTTCCAGATTGCTTATTTGGATAGCTCAGGAATCATGACCGCTGAGGACAAGCAAGCAATGGCCAGCATGACCGTTGGGCGGACCTCTGTCAGCTATCGCGGCGGCAACCAAAACAGCGCCCAGACGCTTTCGTTGGCCGAAAGATACAATCTGTCTAGAGATGCTGAAAACTGGCTGAGATTAGCTGGGTTTGGCTTTGCGAGGGTTGATTATGATAGATAAACGAATGCTACCTGATTCAGTGACGATCCAGAAACGATTGAGCAAGGATGATTGGGGAAAAGAGACTTATTCAGAGCCTCTTTTGCTCTCTCCGTGCAAATTTGACAGGACGTTTTCTCAGATCGGGTCAGGTAATCACCAAAGCGAAAACAAGCCATCAACGGTGATTGTATATCGTAAATACTGCCCCGTAGAGCTTGACAAAAGCTTTATAGGCGGCGTTGTCGACGATAAGGGCACACTCTACATTGTCCGTAGTATCATCCCTCAATATCATCCATTCACTAAGAAGCTTCTAGCTTACGAAATTGAGGTGATTTGATGGGTGGTGTTTCAATCAAGATTGATCTAAAAGGCGTCGAGAAGAAGGTTTCTCCGGAGAACTTTGCAAAAGGGAAGCTGGCTATAGCCAATCAAGCGATGTTGGATATGGAGCAGTTCGTCCCGATACGAAGAGGAGACCTACGATCTAGCGGCCACGTCAGAAAGGATTCTATCGTGTATGCACAGCCTTACGCTAGAATTGTTTACTACGGTCGAAAACGGAAAGGATTCTTTTCGGATAAGCAGAGAAGGTTCTTTTTTGCGAACAAAGAAAGATTGCTGAGCCAAAAGCCGACACCTGGAACAGGTCCTAGATGGGATAGAAAAGCCGTGCCGCTCTATGCCAAAAGTTGGGCAGACGTCGGCCTGCGAGCTATGGGAGTGAAATAATGCAGAATAATGACTTTTCAGAGGTCTTGCTTGAGCATATCAAAGGTATTCAATCAAAAATTCCGTCCGCTCTCGGATATCTGGACGAAAAGGAAGGGTTGGCAATCTACCCGTTGCCAGGAGGAAAAGTAGAGGACGAGGATATGGCTGGAACACAAACAGTCAGCCTGCCTTTTGAAATTGCGATCAAGTCAAGAGACCAAGCTTTAAACAATACGATACTGTGGCAGATAAATGCTGCCTTGTCAAAAATGGACTTGGATTTGCCAAGCAAGAACAAGTCATACAACTTTTTAGGCCTTGCAGTTGATAAGCCGTACTTAAACGACTTAGACGAGCAAGGCTTTTATATTTACTTGCTAGATGTTACAGCTAGCCTTGAAATAGAAAGGGAAGAATAATAGATGGTAAAGAACAAAAACGTAAAACGTAAACATTACATCGGACCATACAAGGAAGCGACTCCTGATACTCCACCAACTGCGCAAGAGTATCTCTGGATTGCAAAAGGAATTAAAGAATCGTCTCCTGATAACGATGAAAAGACAGACGACTTTTCAGATTTTGCAGGAGATGGAACTGTCGAGGAATTGGTGGTATCAAAAAAACGCGGACGCTCTTTCGAAGGTCTGCGTGATACAGATGATAAAGCCCAGAACTTTATCGCGGATAAACAGGACGCGGTGGGCGATGATCTTTTAGTTTGGTACAAAGAAGTTGATTCTACAGGGAAGACCCAATACGAAGGGCCAGCCCGTCTTTCTGAAATCGAAATCGGAGACGGTGAAGCTTCTGAAAATGAAAGTATCAAGTTTAAGATTGTATGGCGCCGCACTCCTAAGAAGTCGGCTGTCGTGCCAGGATAAGGCTAGGGCGTGAAATATCACGCCTTTTTCTTTTTGAAAGGAGAATTTTTATGGTTGTTATTAAGAAAATCAGCAATGTCATCCCAATCGATTTTGGGGAATTTCAGCTTGAATATAACGCGAATGACAAGGGAGCGAAAAACCTTGACAGTTATCGCGATGATCTATCGAAAAGATGGAAAAAAATCAGCAAATTAACCGATGAAGAAATTGCGATTCAAGCGATGGAAATCACAGAAGAAGGCTGGAGCAGATTGTTCGGCCCGGACGCTTTCCCGAAAGTGTATCAATTTGCAGGCGAAGACACGACGATTGCGTTCAATTATTTGCTTCAGGCCATTCTTGGCATTCAAAAGGAATACCTGGAGCGCAATTCAGAAGATACCATCAAGAAGTATCTAGCATGATGCCATGTTGGATATTTCGAGGAAGCTAGTAGATGAGCTTGTTTTAGAAATCGAAGGTGAAGAGCAAATTTTCCCGCTGCTCTTGTCGTTTGACAGGGTCTTAAAACTTTTTGAAATGTGGGGAGATAAGAAAATCCCTGAAATCATGCGCCCGCTACTCGCTTTGAAGATTCTGACCGGCGTCTCTTTTGAGAATTTAACGGTAGATGAAGCAATGGAAATTGTGAGGGCAATTTTCGAAGAGCATATTCAGACCAGAAAAGTAGATGATGAGGTTGAGTATGACTTGGCCGGGAATGTTATCAAGACTACATCGTCAGAGGAGCCACATAAACGACTCTACAATCTGAAGTATGACGGTGATTATGTCTTCGCTTCGTTCATGCAGGCTTATAGGATTGACCTCATCGAGGAAATCGGGCGGCTGCACTGGAAGAAATTTAACGCTCTTCTCGTTGGACTCCCAGAAGGCACAAAGTTTGCCGAGGTCTTGAAAATCCGGTCTTATGAGCCTCAAAAAGGCGATAGTTCGGAATACATCGAGAAAATGCGTGAATTACAAAGAGAATTTCGTTTACCTGATGAAGATGTCGACGACGAAGCTGAAGAAGATATCTGGGATTAGAAAGGAGGTATAGATGGCAGATGGTAAGGTTGTCATCCAGGTTGAAATGGATGGTAACAAGGCTCAATCAGGAGTCTCTAAATTAAAAAGCTTGCTCGGAGGATTGAGCGAAAGCGGCGCTAAGCTTGGCTCAGTGTTTAAGTCTGTTCTAGGCGCTAATTTAATTAGCGGGGCTGTCATGAGTGGAGTAAATGCCTTAACAGGTTCCATCAAAGGCGCTTTTTCTACAATCATATCAGAAGGAGCTGCGCTTCAACAATCCATCGGAGGTGTTGAAACGCTTTTTAAAGGCTCAGCAGGAAAGGTCAAGGCCTACGCTGAAGAAGCCTTTCGAACCGCGGGCTTATCCGCTAATGCCTATATGGAAAACGTGACAAGCTTTAGTGCTAGTCTGTTGCAATCTTTAGGCGGAGACACCGAAAAAGCTGCAGAAGTGGCCAACAGAGCCATGATTGATATGTCCGACAACGCCAACAAAATGGGGACTGATATCGGGCGGATTCAGGATGCTTATCAAGGATTCGCAAAAGATAATTACACCATGCTTGATAACCTCAAGCTAGGCTATGGCGGCACCAAGACGGAAATGCAGCGTTTGATAAAAGATGCTGCAGCAATGAAAGATATCCAGGAAGAATTGAACGTCTCTGTTGAAGACGGGAATATGTCTTTTGGGAACATAGTCAACGCAATTTCTGTTATGCAGAAAAAGCTTGAGATTACAGGAACGACAGCAAAAGAAGCTTCTTCAACTCTTAGCGGCTCTTTCGCTTCCATGAAGGCTGCTTGGCAGAATTTAGCTGGGAAACTAGCCCTTGGAATGGATATAGGGCCAGCTTTAAAGAACCTTGTCTCTACAGCCTCTACCTTCCTTTTGGGTAATTTTCTACCGATGGTAGGGAATATCATGAGACAGTTGCCTAAAGCTATTAGCGGCGCACTTGCTGAAGCCGGACCACAGATAGAAAAAGGCTTTAAGGCTCTATTTTCAAGCTTCGGAGCAGATCCGGCCATCTTCAACACCATTAAGGAGACGTTTCGAGATATTGTAGTAACTGTTGAAACGGTGTTTGCTACACTGACGAATAAAGCAAACGGCTTTAACGATGTGATAAGTGGTGTTGGAAATATTATTAAATTAGTCAACTTCGCTATTCAAGACCTAGCGAGAGCTATTCAATTCGCCCTAGAGGCATTCGCCGAAACAGACGCTATCAATAACGCTTATAAAGCTTTTAAAGACTTAACAGAGGCTGCGCTTGACCTTGCTATGAAGTTAAGCGACGTCATTCCTTGGGATGTTGTAGGCGCAGCCGCCGGGCATTTAGTCAATGCGATTTCAACGATTATAAGCTGGATTTCTAAACTTTCACAACTCATCAGTAAAGATGTTTGGAGCGGTTTGATCACTGGAATTGGAGGTGGAGTGCTTGCTTTTAAGGCCTTCAATTTTCTCCAATCATTTAACCCGTTCAACATCTTCAAAAGGAATGCAACAGAAGCTGCAAGCGGAGCAACTGAAGCTATTACGCAGGGACGGTCTAAAATCGCTCAAATTTTGAGCAGTTTGAGCTCTGTTATTGGCTCTATCGGAGGGGCTGTCAAATCCGCTGCAACCGGCATAGGTATCGGTATCAAGGCGGCATTAAGCGGAGTTTCGCAGGTCATACTAGCCTTTGGCGCAGCCTTGCAAACCGCAGGCGTGGCCAATATTCTAGCTTTTGGCGGAGCGGTAGCTACAGCCGCAGTCGGTATCGGCGCAGGAGTTGCAATTATAGCCGCAGGGTTCGCTCTGCTGGCTACGCAAGGTCAAGGGGTAGCTACTATCATAAATGCAGTAGGAGAAGCCTTTGCTACGGTAGCAACTGCAATTATTGGAGCTTTTGCCCAAGCTATTGTCACAGTAGCTGGTGTGTTACCGATTGTGACGTCTGCACTAGCTAATCTGGCCCCTCTAATCGTAGCTTTTGGCCAAGCATTCGGCGCAGCCGCTCCGTTTGTCTCGGCTTTGGGAGAAGCGATAACCTCTATCGCCTCCGTTTTACCGCCTGTAATTAGTGCTTTTAGTCAAGGTGTTGCGGCCATCATTGAGGCCGTGACTCCAATTGTAGAAATTATAGGCAATGTCTTTACGACAGTAGCTCAAATTGTCGCAGATGCGATTGTTAGGATAGTGCAGGCTTTAGCTCCATTTATGCCAGCAGTTGTGCAGATAGCGCAGGCTTTGGCTCCTGTGCTCCAATCAATAGCCGAGGCATTTACGACCTTAGTAGCTCAGATAAGCCCAATAATAGACAGCATAGCCAATCTATTCCGGACGCTAGGCAATGTTATCAAAAACGTGCTTGACGGAGCGAAAGGCGTGATAGAGAGCTTTGGAAATGCTGTCAGGTCTATCCTTGACGGTATATCTGGTATCTTTGATTCAATCGGCCGAGCTGCATTAAACGCAGGTAAAGGTTTTAAATTACTTGCCCAGGGCGTGGTTATGATTACTAATACCAATCTCGCAGATATGGCCGCTTCTCTTGGGGCGGTTGCGTTGGGTGTTGGTAAGATCGCCGCTGTGAGCGGTGGCATGGCTAGCGCTGGAGCTGGAATGAAGTCAATTGGTCAGGGCATGGTAATGGTAAGCAGCGCAGGAACAGGAGCTTCAACAGCTCTAAGCGCTCTTGCTGGAGTTGTTCCGACTATCACCACGAGCATGTCTGAGCTCGGTCCTGCTATTTCGACGGCCGGAGCAAGTATAGCCGCATTTTCAAGTGGTGTCCTTGCTTCTTTCGTTGGTCTTTCTGGGGCTACATCGAGTCTTAGATTGCTACAACAAGCTTTAGCTACTGTTGTTACAACAATGTCTTTCGCCGCTTCAGGAACAACTGCTCTTGCCACCTCATTTACTAGCTTATCGGTTGCGATGTCAAACCTCGTAACATCGATAACCACGGTACAGACTTTGCTTACAGGATTGGCAGGAATTGCCTCGACATCCATGTCGTCATTTGGAAACGCCGTGAGCTCTGCTATGACAAGGGCCGTTACTGCTACTATGACTAGTATGCAGCAAATGGTTTCGATTATTCGGTCTAGCTCTGTCCAAATGCTTCAAATTGCTTTGCAAATTGGCAGAGGAATCGGCCAAAACGTGGCTAGAGGGATTTCATCGACAATCGGACAAGCGACAGCTGCCATGAGCTCTATGATAGCATCTATCCGCTCTGTTGGTATGTCTGGGGCTGCTACCATGCGTTACGTCGGTGCTATGATTGGCCAAGGGCTAGCTCAAGGTATGTACTCCGCTCTTTGGGCCGTAACAGCCGCAGCAAATGCCCTTGTGGCTCAGGCTGAGAGAGCGGCACAGGCTAAAGCTCGCATCCACTCACCGTCTCGACTATTCCGCGATAATATAGGTCGTTACATTTCGCAAGGTATGGCTGTTGGTATTTTGGCAGATGCGCATAAAGTAGATGATGCGATGGGTAATGTTTACGATCAAATCAGAGCCTTTAAATATGCTCCAGAAGACATTATTGGTGTTGGCCAAGCGCAACTATCTAGGACGGTGCAGGTCAAATCAGACCTAGAACGGTCAATCAAGGCCAGTGTTAAAGTTGTACAAGAAAAATCTAACAATCTTGTAGAACGCGCTCTTGAAGTCGCTGAAAAAGCTGTGAAGCGGCCTGTAAACATGATGCTAGATGACGGAGCTTTGGTTGCTAAAATCGGCAAACCAATGACCGATTATCAAAATGACAAATTACTACTAGATAACATGATGAGGGGGATAACGTAATGGACACAATCATCTATAACAATCATGACCTCTCTGAGGTTATCCGGATAATTGAAGTTATCCGACCAGTCGGAAATGAAAGGAGTGTCACGACAAATGATGCTCCTTTTTTGGGCGTTAACGTCCAAGATTTGAAAATAGGACCTAAAAAAATCAAAGTAAAATTTGCAATCCATAAAAAGACAGCTAGAGATGCCGAAAGCGCAAAACACGCTCTGGCAAGTATCCTAAACACAAAGAACCCGGTGCGGATCACGATATCTGATGAACCTGATAAATATTATCTCGGCATGGCTGTCGGAGCCGTGGACATGGACAATGTTGCCCGTTGGTTTCAAAAGGGGGAGTTCGATATCTTGATTCCTGATGGCGTAGCTCACGCTATCACTTACAAGCGGTTTGACAATCCCAAACAGGAGGGTAACAAGCTGGTGTTTGATTTGGTAAATAATGGCAACGTCGATGCGTTTCCTGTTGTTACTGTCAGGAATAATGCTGAAAATGGCTATATTGGCTTAGTCAATCCTAGCGGTGCCTTAGAATTGGGCAATCGAGAGGAGACCGATTTAGAAACTTACAAACAGTCAGAAATCCTCTTTGATTATGTGACAAATAACGGAATCACGAAAGGATTTGCTGCAGCAAGGAAAGAATCTGGAGCGCTCAGAATTGAAAACAATTGGGGGCGACCACACTTAGCTTTAGTACCAGGCAACAACTCTGGAACGATCTCTTGGGACATTCCAGTTGATAGTTCTGGCCAAAGAGGTGCTTTGAATGATTACCTCTGGTGGCGGCAGATCTGCTGGCTCGGAGCGGGTAATCAGATGGGGTTTATGAAAATAAACTTTGTTGATAGCTCTGGGCGTTTTATATATGGAGTAGAGATCTACAAAAGATGGTTTGGCTTGGAATGTGAATATAATTTCTTGGTCCGTGGCGACAATGGACCGCGTCTTGTTAAGAAATGGCAATTCACTGGAACACATTACGATCATCACAACCCCTTTAACGCAGAGAGGGGCTGGTCCGACATCCAGCGCCGTGATGACATGGTGCAGGTTTTTTGGTGGGGTACTTATCCACAGTTCCATGTTCCGGAAATCAAAGGCATAAAAACAGCCAAAATCCAAGTGATTATCGGCTCTATCAGCAACAATCCAATGATAAGTCATCTTTATTTAGATAGTCTTGTATATCGCAAGGACTTTGTCACAGGGATTCGTGATGTTCCAAATCGGTATCGGCCGGGATCGACGGTCGTGATAGATTGCGAAAATGACGGTATTACAGTGGACGGCTTGAACAAGTTCAGCGACCGCGTCCATGGTTCAAGTTGGCTAAAAGTTCCGCCCGGCAACAGTAAGCTAGAGGTTTACTGTTCGAGCTGGGCAAAGGCTAAGCCGACAGTGGCGGTCAATTTTGAGGAAAGGTGGTTATAAATGTTACTAACAATTCATGATGCTCATTTGCATCCTGTTGCTTCGATCGACAATGACAAGCAGACCACTTTGAATTATTTTAACGACACATGGACTCGTTTTTTCGAGACCGGTGCTGCCACCTTTGACCTCGCAGTCGCAAAAAAAGCCTTGAGCACAGACACGCATTCAAAGCGAGCTTATAATCTTTTGAGCGAAAAGAATTTCATCTCTTTTGAATATGAAGGAGAAACCCAACTTTTCACTGTCCGAAAAACGGTTGAAAATGAAAAAGTGATCAAAGTCAACTGCGTCAATCTCAACCTTGAATTGATCAACGAATATGCAAATCCATACAAAGCACCGAAAGCAATGTCTTTTAAAGAATATTGCGAAGCTATGGATTTGCTCAACTTTACCATGTTGCAGATCGGCGTGAATGAAGTCTCTGACAAGAAAATCACTGCTGAATGGGAAGGTCAGGACACTAAATTAGCCCGTTTGCTTTCTTTGGCTAATAAATTCGGGGCTGAAATTGAGTTTAAAACAAGACTTAATGATGACAGCTCTATCAAAGCGTTTGTGGTCAACGTGTACCACGAAAACGACGCTACACACCAAGGGGTTGGTAAGGTCCAGCCTAAGATTTTGCGATATGGGCGAGATTTCCGCTCTCTCACTCGCACGGTTGACACAACAGGAATTTACAACGCTACCCGTCCAACTGGTAAGACAGAAGAAGGCGAAGTCGTAACGATTGCAGGAATGCAAACGCTGGAAATTAAAAACGAAAAAGGAGAGATTGAGTTTTTCCAAAGAGGGGATATGCTCTACGCTCCGCTATCGATGAGCATGTTTCCGGCAGCATTTACTAGCGGGACAATGGCCGACCAATGGATCCGAAAGGATTTTTCGGTCGAATCCGCAAGTAAAGAGGTTATCCGATCTAGCGCTCTTAGAGAGCTGAAAAAGAATTGCTATCCTGCTGTAACCTATGAAGTAGATGGCTTTTTGCCTTACGGCCCAGGAGACACTGTTGAGGTTGAGGATGATGGCTTTTATCCAGCACTACTGTTACAAATGCGAGTCTTTGAACAATCAATGAGCTTTACAGGTACTGGCGAGAACAAGACGGTATTTGCCAATTTTAAAGCGATTGAAAACAAAGTCTCAAGCAGTCTTCAGCAACGTTTAGAAAACATGCTGGAAGAAGCGAAACCATATTTAATCAATCTTGCTACTGATAACGGGCACATCTTTAAGAACAACCAAGGAGAATCAACGGTCTTTCCAACTCTTAAAAAGGGCAATAAGACCGTGGAATGTGTCTGGAAATGGCTGATTGACAACGAGGATTTTGGACAAGCTCTAAGTCACAAGGTCACAGCAGCAGGGATGAGAGAATCGCTCACTTTGACAGCCATAGCCTTGATAAACGGTCAGGAAGTAGCCAGAGAGCAGTTGACTTTTACTAATGTCAACGATGGCCAAAATGGAGCTAAAGGAGACCCTGGGCCGCAAGGACCCAAAGGGTCTACCGGAGCAACTGGAGCCAAAGGCGACAAAGGAGAGACTGGAGCTAGAGGACCTCAAGGTGAACGTGGGCCACAGGGAGCTGTAGGACCGCAAGGACCAAAGGGAGAGCGAGGAGACCCAGCTGACACCGCAGAGTTAAAAAAAGCTGTAACAGCGGCTCAAACCCAATTGGCAGATGTCAAAGACAATCTGGCAGGAGTCAGGGCGAACCTGACGCAAGCTCAGAGTCAGTTGTCTGGCAGTATCAGTCAAATCAGGTCTGATGTTGCCTCTATCCGAACCAAGCAAGGCCAGCACGAAACCGAGATCGGTAAGCAAGTGCAGGCGCTCAATGCGACTAAAACAGAGCTAGCGGGCGTAAAATCTGCTCAGGCAACCTACGAGCAGACAACCACACGCAGGCTGGCAGAGCTGACTAATCTGGCAGATGGCAAAGCTAATAGGTCGGAGCTCGTGCAGACGGCTACGGAGTTGAGTAGTCGGATAGCGAGTGTGCATTTAGGCCGTAGAAATCTACTAAAAGGCACAAAAGAGCTTGCGAGATACAAGCCAGCTAGCGAATACAATGGCTTTAAGGTGATCAGGACGGTTGCAGGAGCAACCAGCTATCGGGATAGCTATGTAGAAAGGACCGTTATACCAACGACTGGGACAGAGTACATAGCTATCTTTTATGCGAGAGCTAGCGAGAATGACTATCCTATACGTTGTCATTTTTACAATCCAAACACGGTAGTATCCTCAATAAATAGCAGTGGTTATACGTCGAAATCATCAGACGGCTTGTCTATCGTCCGTCTCTCTACTGATTGGCAATTGTGTTGGGTCAAGTGGACTCAAACCGCAATAGACCAAACCAAAACGGTCATTATTGGCCGTCATGGCCCGCAAGTCGGAGGTAAAGAGGGAGCATGGGTTGAAATCTGCGCTCCAGCCCTTTTTGAAGGAAATCTCATTGGCGATTGGTCACCAGCCTACGAAGACCAAGACGAGCGAGTCACAGCGGCTGAGTCAACCTTTAAGCAACGAGCCGACTCACTGGAAGCCAGTGTCTCTAGCTTGCGTGAGGGACTCAGTACCAAAGCGGACTCAAGCGCCCTGACCTTGCTCTCAGACAGGATATTGGCCTCAGTCAAGAGCCTTGAGACCGACACGCAGAACAAGCTGGACTCAAAATTGAGCACAGCTGAATTTGATGTGCGAGCGTCTGGCATTAGACAAGAGATTGTCAATGCGACCAAGGACAAAGCCGATAAGGCTTTGGTAACAGCTGAGGCTGGGCGGTTGAGGGAGGAGCTGGCAAGTCTATCTGTTGGTGGACGGAATCTGTTGAAAGGCTCAAAAGGTCCATTTAAGCCCAACAGAAACCCTGCGAATTTTGATAATCAACATCTTTATTACAACGAGACATCTATACATCTCGTCCAAAACGAGAAGTATAGAATTTCCGCGAAAACCGATGGAATCTTTACTTCTCAACACAACAGCTCAAACGAGTCGGATAATGTCGTCTTGTGGTTGATGAACAAAGCTGTAACTAATTATCAAATCGTGTCAGATGCCAAAACTGGCACAACCGGGACAGAGTTTATCTGGAATCGTCCGACTGGCATCTATCATTTGCGAGTTAACACCTATCGCAAAGACCCTGAAAAGCTAAAAAGTGTTTGGGAGGTCAAAGTTGAGCAAGGCTCATTTAAGACTGACTGGTCACCAGCACCTGAAGACACTGACGGCCTCATCACAGAGGCCAAAGCGACCTTTGAGCGCACAGCTCAGGGTCTGAGACAGGACCTCACGGCTATCCAAGCCTACGTCAGCGCTGACGGCACACGAGCCGAAGCTCTCCGGACTTACAGTCGTGAGGAGACCGCACGTCAGCTGACAGCCGAGCGCAAGGCTATCGAGGCTGGCTATGTGGCCAAAGCTCAGCACACAGAGGACGTGCGAGGGCTGACTCGTAGGTTCGAGGAGCTGGTAGTAGGCGGAAACAATCTACTTGCTTACTCAAACTTTAACAAGAATGGTTATTATCAAAATGGTCTCAAGCGAGATAATAATTACATGTACTCAAATCTCATTGAGATTAAAAGCACAGATTATATTTTGCAAGTTTGGGAGCTGGAAGCCAACGCTAAAAAAACTTGGGCAGGTTTGCAGTTTTTTGACGAGCAGCAAAATCCTCTTGTAAATGGCTACTCAACCTTTTATTTTAATGGCTACTTTAAACGGGCTATCAAACCATCAAATAACGCTAAATACTTAGCTATCTCTTTTGAAAATCGCATTCTAGACAAAGATAAAGCTAAATTTAAACTAGAGATGGGCACGATTCCGACTGACTGGTCACCAGCTCCAGAAGACACCACAAGCTACGCAGACATCAAACTTGCTGAGTTTAGGCAAGGCATCGATGGCCAACTGGCCAGCGTGCAGGCTGCTATCAACACAGTGAATGGTTCATTGACCAGTTTTAACAACTGGAAGCAGTCGGCTCAAGAGACCTTAAACAAGGTCGGCAGAGTCGAAACTGGTCTTAACGAGACTAAGACTAGTCTGGCTGAGTTTAAGCGGACGGCTGAGGGGCAGCTGTCTACGATTACTCAGCAGGTCGCTGGGAAAGTCTCTCAAACAGAGATGAATCAGCGAGCTAATCAAATCACGCAAGTTGTGCAAGAGCTTAGTAACTCGGTCCTCAGAAAGAGCCAAGTCAAAATCAACGAGGGTGGCATCATCTCTAGTGTGGAGAAGACCGTCAACGGCCAGACTTTGGCTAGCATGATTGCTCAAAGCCCAGAAAATGTTGAGATCATCGCCCGTTTGCTGAAAGTAAAGGGCGACATGATTGTCAACGGCTCTGTCACAGTCGACAAGTTAAACATCGATGGCGAGCTATCGGCTTTGAGCGGTAAGCTTGGTAGAGTTACCTCTGGAGAAATCATCAACGAATACGAAACACCTTATACAAGAGGTGAAATCAGAATTGCTGATAATATCCAGATTACGAACCACAACAAGTCAGGACCTCGCTCGAATTTGGGCAAGGAAGAAATCAAGATGTTGCCAAACGGCATTTTGATGAACGCTTACGACACCAATGAGAAGCCGGTCCATACGATGCGAGTGTCGCCTGACGTCATCTCGTATCAACGCCTTAACTACTCGCTGAAAGGTGGGGGTACGGGGTCGTGGGATTTGGCGTATTCGAATGGCTATTCGGCACTCAACATTGATACAGTCAACCAGAAAATTAGGTTGCAGGCTGAGTCTAGTTTGATGTGGGGTGTTAATGCTACGTTTTTGCGAATCGGGAATCTGGTGACAGTTTCAGTTACTCGTATCATCAAGAACATTGCTAGTATTGTCGAAAATGGAAAGGCAGTCGAACGGATACCAGCCGGATTTCGGCCAATCTCCCAAGCCCACTTAACATTGACTGGTAATTTCAATGCGACAATTGATGCAACGTGTATCGTCCACTTGGAGCCTGACGGCGCTATCAGATACACAAATAATAAATTTGGCGATCGTGTCTGGACAGGGACTGTCAGCTATACGACTGTGGATGAGTTTCCTCTGGCTGGAGACGTGCCAAAAGGCAAAATCATATAGAGAGGATCCTATGGATAACAAATTTTATAATCTTATGCTAGCCGGATATAAGGAACGGCTAGATAACTCGACTTTGGGAGAAATTGAACTAAAAGCTCGATTGATCCTGGAGCAAGAAAAAAATGCTGAATTGCAAGCAAAAGTTGAAGAGCTGGAAGCTTTGCTTGAAGAACAAACGAAACCAGCTAAAGAAGGAGAATAACTATGACATTAGAACTTATCAAGACTACGAAAATTGTAGGCCGTATTAAAATCGACGATACGGTCGTCAAGACAATGACAGCGGATATTGACGACAAAGGTGTAACAACACCTAGCGACTGGGTCGATAATGCTGAGATTTACGCTGCCAACCGTCGCGAAGTGCGGAAACAAGAACAGGCATTCCAAGACGCGGTCTATGCTGCTGAAGATGCGATTATCGCTGAGCTGGAAGCTGGAGCTAAGGAGAAAAAGGGGTGATGAATGCAAGAACCAGATGGAATTTGGGCAATCATAGAGGTCGTTAAAGACTTTTATGAGACAGGGATTGATGATCACTTTTTCGTATTCATTCTACTGATCCTGATTGTGGCTGATGTAATCACCGGTTTTTGCAAGGCTTGGGCACTTAAAGAATTTTCAAGCCGAAAAGCTCGGATAGGCATTGTGACCCATTCAGCGATTTTCGTTATTGCAGCAATTGGTTACCCATTTTTCCTTTTTGCGAACGCTAGCTCACTAGCTGACATGATCATAACGGCTCTTTGTGCAAGCTACGGCGCTAGCTTGGTGACAAATTTGGACATTTTAGGGCTCAAAATCCCCTATGTGACCACGTTTATAAATGAACGGGTCGATAACCACAAGAAAAAGGAGTGATATATGAAATTATCAAACTCACAGTATGATGTAGCAAAAAAGGCAGTTACAGTTGTTGTGCCAGCCGCTATCACGCTAATTACAGGACTTGGTGCTCTGTATAAATTTGATACAACGGCAATCACAGGAACTATTGCCTTGTGCGCAACGTTTGCTGGGACAGTCTTAGGAGTGTCTAGCAAAAAATATCAAGAAGAAAATCAATAAGGAGGTCTAGCATGAAAGCGATAGGCAGAGTGCTTTTGCTACTATTACTAATACCGTTAGTATTTCCGCTTGGCTTTATTGCAATCATGCTTGACCCATTTTTAAAATTACTTTACAAGGAGAGTAAAAATGACAACAGTAAATGAAGCATTACAAGATTTGGCCGCTTTGGTGGGGTCTGGGACTCCAGTTGGAAATGGCGAATGTTACGCCCTAGCAAGCTACTATGAAACCCTCATCAATCCAGACAGCACAGTTGGTCTGGGCGCTGGTGTTGGCTATGTAAGTGGGGCAATCGGAGACACTATTTGCGCTGCTAACATCGGCACAAGCTACGACTGGGAAGCGAATGGCTGGACGGTTACTAACGATGGAGTCTTGCAGAGTGGTCAAATCCTGACCATCGAGGGAACGGATTGGAACCCATACGGGCACGTTGTAGTCGTTGAATCCGTCAACGGTGATCAATTGGTCGTAATTGAGCAAAACTACGCAGGAGCACGCTATCCTGTGCGCAACTACTATAGCGCGTCTGATTACATCCAGACAGTGGCGCACTTCATCACGCCGGAGCAGTCAGGCGGTGAAACTGCTAGCGAAGCTACTAGCGTATCAGACTCAAATCAATATGCCGAAAACGGCACAATGACCGTGACTGTAGATGCTATCAATGTCCGTCGTGCTCCTGATACATCAGGAGAGGTAGTGGATCAATATACCAAAGGTCAAAGCTTTAAGTACGACACAGTCATCGTGGATGCTAATGGCTTTGTCTGGGTGTCTTACATCGGCGGAAGCGGAAAGCGGAACTTTGTCGCAACTGGCCCTACTCAAAACGGCAAGCGTTACGGCGCAGCTTGGGGCACGTTCAAATAAAAAACCGCAGCGGAAACTGCGAGAATAAAAAATATCTTTCTTAAATTTTAATCTACCCCGGCCTTTCGGCTGGGGATTTTTTCTGTTATAATTGAAAAAAATTAAAATTTTCCGTAGTGATAGACTTGAGCAGGTCGACAGCGATGTCGGTCTGTTTTCGTTTTCCTTCGTTTATATTAGATAGAGAATTTTAGTGTCTTTTATTGAAATGTTAGTCGTCCTGTTAATCATCAGCGTCTTGATGCTCTTGTTTGTTCCGAATTTGACTAAGCAAAAGGATACTATCTCAGAAAGCGGTAATGCAGCCGTCGTCAAGGTGGTGGAAAGCCAGGCTGAGCTTTATGAATTGAAGAATGTTAATGAAAAAGCCACTCTAGGAAAATTGGTTGCGGATGGTCGGATTACCGATAAGCAGGTGGCATCTTATAAGGCTTACTATGGAAAAAACAGCAGTGAAACTCGCTCAGTTGCGGATTAA